TAAAATATATTGTAGAAGAATTAAGTCTATGTAATAACCTATGCGTAGGCAATGGTTATATGTCAGGTGCAAAATATGTATTATCCCATTTCTGAAGCAAGCCTTTTTCTTGGAGTGTCAATTGATACAATTCGCCGCTGGGATAAGAAAGGGTTGATTAGGGCAACACGTTCAGCAAGAGGCTACAGACTCTTTGCACGCTCAGATTTAGAACATATTAAAGCAAAACTCAACGGTGTAAATAATGTAGCTTGGCAGGTATTAAAAAAACAAGAAAAAGTTCCAATTCAAATTGTTGAACTTTTTGCTGGTGCGGGTGGCTTGGCTTTAGGACTGGAAAACTCTGGTGTTTTATGCAATCTCTTGGTTGAAATTGATAAAAATGCCTGCGCCACACTTAAGGCCAACCGGCCTGATTGGAATGTAAATTGCTCAGATATTGCTACAGTCGATTTTCGCTCAGTTCAGGCTGATATTGTCGCCGGTGGTTTCCCTTGCCAAGCTTTTAGCTATGCAGGGAAGAGAATGGGATTTGAAGATACACGCGGCACATTGTTTTATGAATACGCGCGAGCTATCAGAGAGATTCAACCTAAAGTTATTTTGGCTGAAAATGTACGTGGACTGGAAAAACATGATCAAGGTCGAACTTTGCAGACGATGTTAAATGTTCTTGACGGTCTTGGTTATGATGTTGCCTATAAAATATTACGAGCTCAATATCTTGATGTTGCACAGAAGCGCGAACGGTTGGTTATAATTGGAATACACAAAGACTTGGAAGGATACATCGTTTTTCCACGAGAAAAGAATTATACAGTTAGCATAAGAGAAGCTCTAAGGAATGTCCCTATTTCTGACGGACAAAAATATACAGAAAAGAAAAAAGCTATCATGCAACATATACCGGAAGGGGGATATTGGCGCGATTTGCCTTTATCATTGCAAAAATCCTACATGGGGGCAAGCTTTTACCTCACAGGCGGTAGAACGGGCATGGCAAGGCGGCTTGCTTGGGATGAACCCTCTCTTACGCTAACATGCAATCCTGCACAAAAACAAACCGAACGGTGTCACCCAAGTGAAACACGCCCGCTTACGGTGCGCGAATATGCCCGTATACAATCCTTTCCTGATAATTGGCAATTCAGCGGCTCCATAGCTGCACAATACAAACAAATTGGCAACGCTGTTCCTGTAAATATGGGGTTTCACATTGGTCGAGCCCTTATTGCCACACTAACTCAAAAATTCGACGATACGATGGATGCTGTTAGCCAATACCATAGGCTTTAACAAAATATTCCCTGAATTCTGTTTTTTCTATCTTGGGCAGAATCTTCTCTCTCCTTTGCAGACAAATCTCAATGGCTTTTGGCAACGCTTCATAAAGTCGTATAAGCGCATCATCGTATCCCGTGGCCAAAGCATAGAATGAAGCACCATCAATTTGTCTTATGAATTCGTTTCCTTGAGCTGGGTACCCCGTTTTGCGATCTGAAGGCGTAAATAATTTATTATATCTTGTAGGAAATTTGGGAACAATTTCGACATAATAGGCTGTATGTTCTTGGTATTTTCCAGTTTTTACCAGAACAAGATTCTTGAATGTTTCATACAGGCCTATTTTATCTGAAGCTTTTATTGTGTTATGCTTATTTTTTATTTCTGCGATAATACACCTTTCATCATTGACGACATCAACAATCTCTTTTGTGCCTAAATCCCTCCATCCATCAAGAGCGCCGAGTATTTTTTGATGAAATATTCCAATACCATTGGATAAGGTTTTCTGCGCTTGACGCGCCTTCTCGCGAAGGATCCAGCCTTGTTTATCCAATCCAAAGCTTGCTGCCTCAAACAACATTGAAAATGGATCTATGACGTTTTTATCAAAATCCTTTTCTGACTTTAAAAGAGAATTAAAACCGATATCTAACATTTCCTCAACAAATTGTAAGAATGTATCATCATCAAGATAGGGCAACAAAGTAACGCTGTGCATAAGATACCGGTAAAATTTATTTACGATGCAAAACTCATGCTAAACTAACGCGGAAAGATTCGCAAGAAACAACATATAGAACAGTGTTTTTACGAGGCCTATCCGCGTTAAATCCCCAGCCATGCTGCCTGTGTCATTGGATGAGCTAAAACAGGCGGCGCGGGTTGATTTTGATGATGATGATGCAATCCTGATGACTTATTTACAGGCGGCGGTTGATCATCTGGACGGCTGGAACGGCATTTTAGGCCGCGCCATCATCAATCAGGACTGGAAGATTTGGTTAGGTGACTGGCCTTTGGGTGGTATCGTCCTGCCCTTTGGTGACGTGTCACAGACAAGCGTGCGTTATTATGCAGCGAATGGACAGCAAGAAACATTGGATGCGAGCCTTTATGAGCTGATTGAAACGGCGACAGGGGCAGAAATCCGTTTTAAATCGGGCTTTGCTGCACCAGAGTTGGACTATGATAGCTCAAGACTGATTGAGGTAAGATTTACCACCGGATATGGGGACGATGCCGCCGCCGTTCCGGCCTCCATCAAGGTGGCGATTATGCTGCTTGCCACACACTGGTATGAAAACCGCGAGGCAGTGACGGGGCGCAATTTGACCCGCCTGCCTTTTGCCGTTGACAGGCTGATTACGCCACATCGGCGGAGGCTATTTTAATGCCGGCTGGACAATTGAGCGAGCATTTTGCCTTTTTGCTCCGTGAGAAGAAAGACAATGGCGCGGGGACGACACGGGGCAAGTTTGTTGAGATTTTTAGTACACGGGCGGCGTTGACATATCGCGAGGGTAATGAAGCGGTGATTGCAGCAAGATTGGCTGGCAAGCAACCGGCTTTTTTGACAATCCGCAGGTCAAAGGCGGCGGATGAGGTGACAACAGGTTGGTGCTGTCGCGATGTACGCAACTCAACCTATGACCCCGCAACCGGCAAAATGACAGGGCATGTGTACAATATTAAAGCCATTGCGCCGGATAACAATAATCGCGGGCTTTTACGCCTGTCTTTGGAACGTGGAGGTTGATGAAAATGTGGGTACGATTTTTGAGTGATTATGATTATCGTCCAAGGAATAATGTGATTTTATCGTACCGCGCGGATGGGGAATATTCAGTGACGCGGCTATGTGGCGAGGCGGCGATAGCGGCTGGCAAGGCGGTGAAAATTCCAACACCAAACAGGGGTGAACGTGATGGCGAGAAGGGCAAGCCTGATGGGGTTGGCCAAGCTGCAAAGGCGGCTGGACAAAATCCCAAAGGAGATAAAAGAACAAGTCAAGCGCGAGATGGAACGCCAAGCCGACCAAATAGTGGTGCAGATGAAAGCGGCAGTTCCGGTTGATACGGGAGCGTTGCGCAATTCGATAGGTTGGAAGTGGGGGAAATTGGGCAAGGGGCAAACGGCGATTGCACAGGCAAAAAACGCTTTTGGTGATGAGATGACCCTGACGATTTATGCCGGTGATGCGTCAACCCGTGTTGAGCACGGGGACGGGGAAAGGCAACTGGCACGCCTGATTGAATTTGGCACCCGTGCCATGAAGGCGCAACCTTTCTTTTACCCCGTATGGCGGGCGAGGAAAAAGAAAGCCCGCGCCACCATCCGAAAATCAGTTGGTGAGGCGGTAAAGGCCGCAACAAAAAGCTGACAAATCCCAAACTGGGCAGAAAAGCAAAGGATGAACCGCTCTTTCAAGGGCGGTTTTTTTTATGGAGAAATGACAATGAAACAGAAGCTACATAAAACAAGCCGCCCGCGTGTAACGCATTTTGGCACGGCACGTATTGGCGACGATATATCTTATGATTGCGCGGTGCTGGAAGATGGACGGCGGGGTTACATCTTAAAAACCCTGCGTTCAGCTATCGGTATGCGCAAAAATATTCCGGTTCCCCGTTTTGAGCATTTTTGTGCTGAAATCGCCCCTAATACATTGAAATATTTAGAAAAATCGGGTTCCCCCTTTGAGGTTATTATGCCTCATGGCGGCAAGGCTATTTGGGTTGAGGTTGGCATATTGCCAGACTTGGCTGCTGATATTGTTCAAGCGGCTGTTATGGGGAAATTGCGCAAGAACCGCTGCCACTTGATAGAACCTTGTCTTGCCATACAAAAGGCCTTGAGCAAGGTTGGTGAAATAGCTCTGATTGATGAAGCGACAGGCTATCAATACGCCCGCGAGCCAGATGCTTTGCAAGATTTATTCGCGCGTCTGATACGCGAAAAAGCCAGTGATTGGCAACGCCGCTTTCATGGTGATTTCTATTCAGCCATTTGCCGGATGTTGGGTTTCTCCTATGGCAATCATCATACGGCCTTACCCGCCATTGTTGGCAAGATAACCATGGACTGGGTTTATGAAGTCATTTTCCCAGCCGAAATTATCACGCAAATCAAAACACGAAAAAAATCGGAAAAGCTGCATCAATGGCTTGAAGATGGCGGTTTGAAACTGCTTGAGAAACAGCGTGACGCCGTTATGATGATAGCCCGTGTCTCAAGTGATTATCGTGATTTTGAAGCCCGCTGTTCGATAGCTTTTTACAAGCATGGTCAACAAATCAAGCTGGCGTTCCCATGACGACATCACCAAGGTATCAATTGCAAAAGGTCATTGTGCAGAGGCTGAAAGCGGATGGGCAGGTTGCGGCTTATGTGGATGGGCGCATTTATGACGATGTGCCAGCCGATAGGGAAGTGGAATTTCCCTATATCAGTATTGGGGCGGTTGCAATCCGCTCTCGGCAAGCTGATTGCCTTGATTTGGTGGAGGTGACTTTTCAGCTTGATGTCTGGTCACGCGCACCCGGCATGGAGGAATTAAGCGAGATAGCGGAGGCGGTGCGGACTGCCTTGCATGATAAGGATTTGGAGCTTGAAACCCACGCTTGCGTTTATATGCTCCACGAGCAAACCCACGAATTATACGACCCTGACGGGGTTACCACCCATGCGGCTTTAAGTTTTGAGGCCACAATTGAGCGGCTTTGACGCTCAAAAACCATCATTAAATATTTAACGCCATTATGAAGGAGATATTCCATGGCAAAACTGCAAAAAACTATCACGGGCGGCAACATATTCATCTATCTTGGCAATAATGCCAACCCGACCGTTTATACCGCGCCTTGCGGTTTTTTATCACGCTCGGTGTCCTTTTCCCGCAATCTGAACGAGACACGCATACCTGATTGTGACGATCCTGATGCTCCTGACTGGATTGTTCGCCATGTAGGCTCCTTGAGCATATCGGTTTCTGGTGAAGGTGTTGTCGCCTCAAGCAATGTAGAAACATGGCTGAACGCCTTTGACACAGCGGATGCCGCCAAGGTGAAGCTGGAGGTTGTCTTCCCAGACAAGAAAGTGACCTATACGGGGGAGATGCAGTTGGAGAGTGTTGAAATTGCTGGCACACATGGTGAGACGGTTTCTCTTAATATTTCGATGCAGTCGAGTGGTGGAATGGTCAAGACTGTTACAGCGATTTAAGAAAGGAGGCTTTGATGCAAAACAGAAACGGGCAAATTGAGCTTGATTTTGGTGATGGGACTTACCTTTTTCGTCTTGGTTGGGGCGAGTTGCAAAAATTGCAGGAGGCCTGCGATGCAGGTCCCTTTGCTATCTTTAGCCGCCTTGGCGATATGACGTTTAAAGCGCAGGATATAAGGGAAATCTTGCGCTTAGGTTTAATAGGCGGCGGGCTGGAGCCAACAGCGGCTTTAAGGCTCGTTCGTTCTTATGTCGAGGAACGCCCATTGATGGAAAATGTGCCTCTAGCACAAACAGTATTGGGCATGGCTTTAATCGGTGCACCGGAGGAAGACGTGGAAAAAAAGCTGGCAGCGGTGGGGGAAGACAAGGAGAAGCCCCGCCGCTTGAACATGGCAAAATCAGATTTTCCGACCTCTACAAGGCCGGTGTTGTGATGGGCTTTACGCCGCAAGAAATCGACCGGATGTCGGTGTGGCAATATATGACTTGTGTGCAAGGCTATATAGAGGCCAATACAACGGATGAGGCGCAAGGTATGGCACAAGATGAACGCGATGCAGTTGCAGCTCAAGTGCTGGCGTTGGGTTAAAGGAAAAAGCCATGGCTGGAGTTGATGTAGGCTCGCTCGTGTTGCAGTTGAGCGCGGATGTCAAGCGTTTTGAAAAAGCGATGAAAAACGCGCAAGGCGTGACAAATAAAACCATGCGCGAGATGGAAAGGGCAGCGAGACAAGCGGATAAAAAGCTGGATGCGCATTTTAACAATATGGCAAAGCGGGCGGCGGCGGCCTTTGGCGCGATTGGTGCCGTCTTGGGCGTGCGTGAGCTTGCCAACATGGCCGACCAATGGAGTGATTTAAATGCCAGACTGACGCTTGCCACCGGCTCGGTGCATGCCGGTGCTGATGCGATGGAGCGTTTGGGACAAGTTGCAAATCGCTCCTATTCCAGCCTTGAAAACACGGTTGAGAGCTTTATTGCCAATTCCACCGCCTTAAAGGAGTTGGGCTACAACACGCAGCAACAGCTTGACTATACGGAAGCCTTGAACAATGCTCTTGTCATTTCCGGAGCCAAGGGGGAGCGGGCAAAGACAGTGATGAATGCGCTGTCAAAGGCAATGGCTGGTGGCAAATTATCAGGCCAAAACCTGAACACGGTGATTGAGCAGGGCGGGCGGGTGGCGGAAGCCCTGGCTGACAGCATGGGTGTAAGCGTAAACCAGTTGCGCGAATTGGGCGCGGCGGGCAAGATTACCACACGCGAGATATTTGGTATCACCAGCCAGATGAGCAAATTGGGTAAAGAGCTTGATGGTATGGAAAACACCATTGGCGATGGCTTTACCCTGATCAAGAATGCGTTGTTGCAGTATGTGGGGACGGCTGATCAGGCCACCGCGATATCTGGCACCTTGGCGAAGGGTCTGGTGATTATTGCCGACAATTTTAACGTGCTGGGTGATGCGGCCTTGATGGTTTCCTCGCTGATTGCCACGAGCTTGATAGGCCGCTCCATTGTGCCATTAATCAAGCGGGCAAAAGATGCCGGTGTCGCCATTGGCGGGCTGATAGCGGCGATGAGGCAGGCACAGACGTTGAGTGCTGGCATCGGGGCGGTTATGTCGGGCGGGGCACTGCTTGGCGGTGTGGCAGGGCTGGCAGCGGGCGGCCTTGCGCTGGCCTATTTGCATTATGCTGACAAGGCGGCCAAGGCAGAGGCGGCATCAGTCAAATTGCATGATGAGTGGCGCAAGATGGGGCTGGTTGCCAAGGAGGTGGAAGGCGATATTGGCGGTATGGTCGACAAGCTTGATGATTTTACCGAGGCGGGGCGATTGCGCAAATTGGAAGCCTTGCGTGAAGAATTGGAGCGGATGACGAAGATCGGCACCATTTTTGGCTTTGGTGATGGGAAGATTGAGGATGTTCTAGATGGTTTAAGAAAATATGCTGATGCTTTTGGTGATATAAATGCCAAGACAGCCGATGCGGCGCAAAAGCTGGGTGCTACCATGCAGCTTGTTCCATCAGCAGCGGGTGGGGTGAAAAAATCGCTTGAAGAGATGCTGAAGGTGAGCGGGGTGGGTAGAGAGGTTGCTGACTTGATTGCCAAACTCATCAAGCTTTCTGATGAGATGATGGCGGCTGAAACACATGCCCAGTCCCTCGGACAATCTCTTTATCTTGAGGGTGTTGATAAGTCGATTGATGATTTGGCAACAAATTTGAGAATGGCTGTATCTGGCCTTGGCACAGACATTCAGGCGGAAGTTTATCAGATTTTAGATAAGTTTAAAAAAGGAGAAATGGGCGTAGACGCATTTAAAGAGGCGATAAAGTCTATCCCTGAACTTGCTTTTATTCTTAAAGATTTGGCGTTTGATTTTGACAGGGTGGTTGATGCTATTGGCAATGCAATAAAAGCGGCAGAAGATTTTGGCGACAAGGCGGCTGAACTGGCGCGGGCTAACCAAGCAGCGATGGAGGATATCTCGCGGGAGTGGCTTACCCAGCAAAAACTGTTTGAGGATTATGCCAAAGGGCAAGAGGAGATAAACAACCTCACACGCGAGGAACTGGAGCTAAGGCGGGCGATTGGTGAGACGATAAGAGATTATGAAAAAGAGGCTGGGCAAGGTGCGGCAAAATTCATCTCCGATGACAAGTTGAAGGCGTTGGCGCAAAACAGGCTTGATGCCGATAAGAGAAGGTCGAATGAGGGCAAGAGCGGCGGCGGTTATGGACGGCAAAGGGACAATGAGTTTGAGCGTCTGACCAAGCAAATAAGCGAGCGCACGGCAGCATTAAACGCATCAACGGCCATTCAGTCAACTTTAAACCCGCTTGTCGATGATTATGGCTATGCGCTCACCAAGGCGATGGCAGCACAGCAGATGTTGAGTGCAGCTGAAAAAGCCGGTGTTGCGGACAAGGAAGGTGTGAGGGAAGCGATTGAACAACTATCGGGAGCCTATGCTCAAGCCGAGGTTGAGGCACAAAAGCTTTCCGAGACGCAAGACAGGTTGCGGCAAAAGCTAGAAGAGGTTCAGGCAACCGCCAAGGATGTGATGCGTGGCTTTATTGATGATTTGATTGCCGGCAAATCAGCCACGGAGGCTTTGGGTAATGCCTTGACAAAAATTGGCAACAAGCTGATTGATAGTGGCTTGAATGCGCTATTAGGAGGGCTTTTTGGTGGTGCAGGCGGCGGTGGCGGCTTTTTTGCCGGACTGTTCCGCGCTGATGGTGGCGAGGTAAGACGCTACCCCAATGGCAAGATAACAGGCAAGGGGACATCACGCTCTGACAGCATTCCGACCATGTTGTCGAATGGCGAGTTTGTGGTGAATGCAGCGGCTACCAAGAAATACCGCGCCCTGTTGGAGCAAATCAATAATGGCGGGTTATTGCAACGGGCAGATGGTGGACTTGTGGGCAAATTATCCATGCCCTCCTTACCCTCAGCTAACTATCTGCAAGGCTTGAAAGACAATCGCGAACGGGCTTTGCGTGTTGATGTGACGCCATCCGCCCTGTTTGATGTGAAGGTGACAGAGATTACCCAAAGCGGGATTGAGAAAGCGGCTCCGCTTATTATCAATCAGGCGGTCAAGCAATCGGACGGGCGCGTGGTGCGCAACTTCTCTCAAGCGCAATTACGGAGTATGTTATAAATGGCAGATTTAAAAACCTTGCCTGATGTGCGTTATGCCTCAAGCCATTTGGAATTGATGCGTTTTATCTCAAGCTCACGCACCCATGGTGGCTTGCTGAATGTGGTTGAATATGGCGAGCCTCATTGGCAATTGAGCCTGACAACCGCCCCCCTTTGCTATTCTGACGGACAGATGGTCGATGCGTGGTTCCAAAGTTTGCGCGGCGGTTTGATACCCGTTTTAGCCAAAGCCCCGCATTATTGCACACCGCGCGCGCTTATCCATAATCGCGGGGCAGAGGTAACATCTGGGCTTATTGTCAATATATCCAGTGTGACAAGGAGCAGGTTCCAGCTAGGCGGGATAGCAAGTGGACTGGCACTCTCAGCGGGTGATTTTGTCACCATCAAACAGGGTGAGAGGTATCATCTTGGGCGTGTCACAAAGGGCTTTGCAGTCGGGGGCGCGTCTGTCATTGAGATAGAGCCGCCATTACCAGCCTCTTTCACGGCGGGGGCAGATGTTTATTTTGACAAGGCGCAGCTTGTCATGCGCCCGCTATGGGACGCTTACGAACCATGGCAGCGTGACAGCAAAACGGTTTCATTTAAGTTTGTCGAGGTGCGAGCATGAGAAGTCTAAGCCCACAAGTGCTGGATTTATTGGATGCTGGCACGTTGAAACTAGCCGAGATGCTGCGTTTTGACCTTGGCAGCGGTCAATATGGTTTTTGGACGGGGAGAGAGGATTTAATTCATGGTGGCCTGACCTATCGCCCTGGGGGGATTATCAAGGTCTCCAATATTGAGGGGCAGTTGGGGCTGATGGCGCAAGGTTTAACGATTGAATTGGCTGCAAGCCCCAATGATGGCTTGACTCCCGATGTACTGGCAACCATGGAGCAGGAAGTTTGGCATCAACGTCCTGTAACCATTAGCCAAATATTTTTCCATCCTGTGACTTCTGCCTTGTTGTTTGTCGAGCCGCTTTATCGTGGGTTTATTGATACCATTGAATATACTCAAGGCGAGGATGCCAAGCTTATTGCCCAATGTGAAAGCCGTGCCTTGGATAATGCCCGTGAGAATTACCGGATGCGCTCATTCAATGACCAGCATTTAATTGATGCAAGTGATGATTTTTATTCCTTTGTCGAGAATGCGGGCAAAGAGGTCATCCCATGGGGGCAAGACCCTAATGCAAATGCTGGCAAGCCGAAAAAGAGAAAGAAGTTTTTAGGGCTATTTTAACGGGAAAAATCATGACCAAACAACAATGGAACCGAGTGCAAGCTTGGGCGGTAGAACTTGCGCGTGTCATTGAAAAGCACGCGGGTTTGCCTTTTCAATATGGCGTTTCTGATTGCGGTGTCTTAGCGGCAGATGCGGTTTATGCCGTGTTGGGTGAAGATATTTTAAAATCTTATCGCGACTATAAGACAAAGGCTGGGGCGGGGCGCATTTTACGCAAAAATGGCTGCGAAAATGTCGGTGAGCTTTTTGCCAAGCATTTTAAAGAAGGTGACAAATCGGCAGCCATGCGTGGCGATATTGGTGTTGTGGACTTTAATGGCGAGGTAGCGGGCGGTGTCTTTACCGGTTCAGGTTTTGCCTGCAAGGGCGAAACGGGCATTTTCTTTGCTGACTACAATCAGATAACCCGTGTTTTTGAGGTGCGATAATGCCATTTATAGCTCCTGTAGTTGGTGCCATTGCGAGTGCGGCCACGGCCATTGGTGGTTTTATTGGTGCCATGGGTTTTGTTGGGCAGATGCTGGTAGGCATTGGCCTGAACCTTGTTGGCAACGCCTTGGCCAAGAAAAGGCAACGCGGGCAAAATAACAATCTTGGCGGCACCAATCTCCATATTTCCTATGGCGGGGCGCAAGGGCGGCAAATCGGCGTGGGGCTGTTTGCAACCGCTGGACAAGAAATTTTTGCCACCGCCTTTGGTGAGGCCAATAAAATATTTGTCCGTGTGGTGCAATTGTCTGATTTTGCCATTGATGGCGTGAGCCGTGTGTTGATTGATGATGAATGGTGCAACTTGACCGGCAACAATAATAGCCCGCAAGGCCATACCGTCACCGGCAAGCATGAGGGTTTTATCCGCATCAAGATTTACAAAGGCTTGAATGGGCAGGCAGCAGATGCGTATCTGATGAGCCAGACTGGCGGGCGATGGACATCAAAGCATAAAGGCACAGGATTGGCTTATGCGATTATCCATGTGACTTATGACCAGGAGAAGATGAACTCGCTGCCGCATTTTCTGTTTGAGTGCAAGGGCGTGTGCTATGACCCACGCAAGGACACGACAGCGGGCGGCAATGGAGCGCAGCGATGGAACAATCCTGATACATGGGGCTATTCTGACAATCCGATTGTTCAGGTTTACACTTATGCCCGCGGCTTTTACCGTAATGGCGAAATGATCATGGGCAAGGGCATGCCAGCGAGTGATTTACCGCTTGCCAAATGGATAGAGGCGATGAATGTCTGCGATGAGATAGAAGGTAGTGCCAAACGCTATCGTGCTGGCATGATTTTCCATTCAGGCGACGGTGTCCAGCACCGCGATAATCTGGAGCCGCTTTTAAATGCCTGTGCTGGTGCCTATGTCGAACGGGTGGAGGGGGATGTGCCGTTGGTTGGCATTACGCAAGCCTCGGTTGCAACGCTCAAAACTGATGATTTGATTGTGGATGCTTCCCATTCTTACCGGCCAAAACGCCCGCGTTCAGAATTGGTCAATGCCGTGCATGGCACCTATAATGACCCTGAAAAATCATGGGAGGCGGTGGCCTATCCTGCCCAGACAGACGCGGGTGCCTTGACGGCTGATGGTGAACGCCATGCCATACAGCTTGATTTTAGAGCCGTTTTTGATGCCTCCCAAGCGGCACGCCTTGCGCGGTCTGCTTTAAGGGAAAACCGTTACCAGAAACTGCGGACTGTTACGGTGCGCCCGCGCTGGATTGTGCTGGAGGTGGGTGACTGGATTGACCTTGATGACAAAATCTATGGCAAGACACGATACCGCGTGATTGCCCGCTCGCTAGCACCGTTGGGTGAAAAGGGCGCGCGCAATGTTACCTTGACATGCCAAGAGGTAGGGGCGGGCATGTATGATGAGACGGTGGTTATCCCTGAAATGCCGGTCAATGCGCCAGCCCCCGCGCCAGTCTATCAAAGCTTTCCTGATGGGTTTAGCGTTGCGCCCGCGTCTGTCACAGCCGCTGACAATACGCGCAAAATCCCTGCCTTTGATGTGTCCTGGCTGCTACCAACAGATGTGACGGTGACGGGGGTAAAAATTGAATATTGGCAAACAGATGTGCCAGACAAAAAGCTTGAAACAGTGGTTGACAGGCAAAAGACAGTCATCAGGCTTACCGGTTTTGCCCCTGATACACCTTATACATTCCGCGCAACCTTTATCACCGAGCCACAACGGACAACGCTGTGGAGTGCGCAAATCACACTAAACGCGGGAGCGGAGGAATTTATTGTTGACCGTGAAAAGATATTGGAGGAACTGGCCGAGTTTAATGCCTGGGTCTCGGTAGATTTGCGTGCCTTGCGTGACAAGGAACAGTTTTTTGGCCTGTTGAGTGCCGAGGCCATCACTGCCTCCTATCTCAATACCCAAAGCCTCAAGCGTGAGGTGTCAACCTCTCTGGGCAATGCACGGGCTGAATATAGCGAGATGATAACCGTTGCGGCCAGCGAGACAAGGGCGGTGGCGGACAAGGTGGAACAGCTTAAAGTGACATTTGGCAATAATCTGGCAACGGCAAAAAACCAGCTACAAACCTCTATCAACACCGTGGATGGCAAGACAAATGCCAATTCTGCCGCCCTGACCAGTCTGCAAAATCAGGTCAATAATGATATTGCCACGGCTGTTAGCGGGCTACAAACCTCTATCAACACCGTGGATGGCAAGACAAATGCCAATTCTGCCGCCATAACGGGCTTGCAAACGCAAGTGGGCAATATCTCAAGCTCTGTCACCATCAAAAGCCAAGCCTCGTCAAGCCCTGGTGATGGCTGGGCAAGATTTGGCGTGCAGGTCAAAACCGGCGATGGCAACCAGTGGTCAACCGGTGCGCTTTATATTGATGCCAAAAACAATCAAAGCCGCGTGGTGGTGCAGGCGAACCAGTTTGTTGTCACCAATGGCAGTATTCACGCCGCGCCTTTAAGTTTTGCCAATGGGGTGTTGCGTCTTCATGCCGCCGATATTGGCACGGTGACAGCGGGCAATATCAACATTCAAAACCGCTTCAAGGTCTCAAGCACTGGAGAGGTGGAGATTAAAACCGCCAATACATTGCAAAGGCTGGTGATTACCAACTCCAAGATTGAGGTTTATGATGCCAATAATCAATTACGGGTTCGGCTGGGTATCTGGTAGAGAAAAGGAGAAACATCATGGGACAGGGATTGCAAGTGTGGGACGCAAATGGCGTCAATCTGGTAGATACCGACTATCGCATGACGCAAATCATAGGCTCGGTTTATACGCCTGATTTACTGGCGGGCAACGCCTATGTCAATGGCTCCATTCATGTGCCGGAATTTGCCACCCTTTCAGGCGCGCCGTTTGTGCATCATATTCCCTATCCTGTTTTGTTCAATGAGAGGATGGCGCAATTTTCAGACGTCCCTGTTGAGAATGTACCCGGGTTCCCGGGTTGGACGTATGAAGTAAAAGCAAGTGAAAGTGCATATAATGTAAGGATTGAAGGCAATTATGTAAAATGGATATACCCACCAGATCCTGAAAAACCCGCATGGAATGAGGGTCATAAAAGAAATGTGGTGCAAGATTTCGCCTCACTGATCATCTGGGGGGTATTTTAACATGGCTGTGGGTTTGAGAATTTTTAATGACAATGGCATCTCCCAGATATCGGATATACATAAAAACATGTTTTTAATTGCCAAGGGGACAGTGCAAAGCAGCAATAGCAATAGCGACCCCAGATATGCCATTCAGTATGGAGATTTTATTCAGGTAACATCGCCTGACCCTGTCTTTTTTGCCGCAACAGCCCCGGGCGGTGCTATTGCCCATTTGATAGAGATTACCGGCAATACATATAAAGGTGCTGTGCTTTATGGCATCCATGGACAGCCCGCCACATGGTATGCTTTTTCCTATCCTAGAAATCTACCAACCAATTTAGGGCTGCAAGTTTTTAATGCGCAAGGCTCTTTGATGTATGATGCGGCACAAAAGCCGCTGCGTCTTATCCATCAATCCATCATAAATGTCCCTTGGGGAAGCGTTTTTCCCCAACCAAGTTTTACCGCAAGCCAAATAGACCTGTCACCATCCAGTCCGCCGCCTGATATCTTTATTACGCAAACGAGAAAAAACAGAACCTATGCCAGTATGGGTATTTGCCTCGTTCCCTATCGCAAGGCTGAAAAGGTATATGTAAAAAACTGGCGTTTTGGTCATGGCTTGTTCTATTACATGCCCGTTCAAGACCCCAACGGTATAAGATTGAAGGCGCGGTGGAACCATTTCACAGGCTTGGGCACCACCTTCCCCCCAGGTGTGGAAACATTGGGTCATAATACCCTCCCCTATGCTGCGAGTAAACAAGTAAGCTGGATTATTGACGTAACCGGCTATTAATTTCCCTCATTTTCACATCATTAACGGAGTAATACCCATGGCACTTTACCCTGGCTTTCCGCTAGCGCAATCCGATTACATGGTTGGCACCATTTCCTTGACAAACAATTCCAAAAACTTCACCTTGAGCGGTGCCAATCCGCTTGATTTTGCCGCTGCCCAAGCGGGGGATGAAATCTATATCCCCAAGGCGGGCAAGCTGTTGTTGATTGAGACCATTACCAACACAGGCGGCACATTGTTTTACAATTGCCCTGCTGATTGTGCGGGGGCAAACCAGCCCTTTCACTTGCGCCTCAAGCCCTCGGCCTCAAGACTGCAAGCACAAATAACAACCCTGTTGCAGAAATTGGGCAGTGGTAATCTGGCCTCGCTTGATGTGCTAAACTTGCCTGAAAATCATGTGATAGCCGGTGGGCAGGTGGCGGGCGATGTCAAGGCGGTCGACTTGCCTGCCCAGATGAATGCCAAGCTTGGATTATCAGGCGGTATGATGACGGGCGAGATAAATAGCCGTTCTGCCTCCAGCTTGCGTCTTTCTGGCGGCTCAGCCAGCGCACCTGCGGCTGTCTTGTACAAGAGCGGGCAACAGGGATGGGACATGGAACAGTTTAAGACCCTTCACCGTCAAGCTTGACAGTGGCAAAGTCTTGATGGGCTGCGGCTTGTCTGTCACGGGGGGCGATGTGACCTTCTCTGGCACCCTGAATACGCAGGGCGAGATACATGCCAAGGCTGCAAATGGCTTGCGCTTTGTCGGCTACAGCAATTCCCCTTCCGTTATCATGCGCAAGGATAGCAATAATTTCTATTTCCTTCTCACGCAAGCCGATGCGCCTTATGGCTCATTTAACGATAAACGCCCATTTCATATCAATATGGCATCAGGAAGGGTGGCAATGAATGAGGGGTTGAATGTTGCAAACTCCCTCCTCATCACCAGCGGTTATTTAAAAATTGGAGAGGCAACCCATCATGCCAATGGTGCCATAAAGGGTGAGATATGGCAACCGTGGCACCCCTCCGGTGATTTGAAAAGTGCCATTGATGCAAGGATAAAGGAGACTGCTCCTGATGTTCAACAAGATAGCGTGCGGCATAAGCAATATGCCGCGGAATGGGTTTATCCTTGCGGTAGCTGGCGACTTGACGGCGTGAAATCTCAAGCGCAGTTGCCATACCATCAAGGGTTATACCCAGCTTATCCATGGTTTGACGAAAATCTTCATTGCTAAAGGAGATATCAGGCAATCGCTCAAGCCACATGGCAGAAAAATCAAGCTCATCGTTCCACTCAATGGCATCACCATATTCGCTAATACGCAATGAACGAAATAATACATCGTCTTCACGCAAGGGAATATAGATACGAAAACTATTTAAGGCAGGGGCAAGGTCAACGATTTTTTCTAGCCCATTATCAAAGGCAACACGTACCTTGCGCCCTTCAAGAGGTGTTGCCTTGAGGATACGCGAAAGATGTATTCCGGTGTCAATCATATCATCGTGGGTTAAGGCGTTTCCATTCATTTTCAAGAACCTTTTTGTTTTTAGCTGCCCACTTTATAGCAATGTCAAAACTGTGGCGATCCATACGACCAGCTAAAGTTTTAAAATCAGCAATACGAACAGAAATTTTGTAATCTGGTGTAACAATGTGAAAATGGGGAGGATGATGATCATCGGCAAAAATCCGTATTTTAATCTTCCCTATTTTCACAATTGTCGGCATTTGTTTCCCTTTTTCTGATTTCAATATAGTGTATATTACGCACTATTATCAAGATAAAAATCAGCAAAAAGCAAACTTTTCCAACCGCTCTTTCAGGGCGGTTTTTTTTATGTCCAACGA